TCGGCCCACTCCCAGAACTCCTCAATGTAGACCACACGAAAGCTGCAGCGGTTGACCTTTTTTGTGTGGACGGGCAAGCCGCGATTTTCGACCCAGCTTTTCATCTTGTAGCCGTAGGAGCTGCTTCCTCCGTTCACCGCCAGCAGGAGTTGATTTAGAGTGACATACTCGCCGGCCATCAATACCGCGCCTAAACCCAGACGCTGAGCTTTGACCTTGACGGCGTTTGTAGTACGATTGAGTTTCTTTGCGATGGCCGGAACAGAAATCTGCCCCCACTTTTCCATCAAATAATCTTCTTCCTCGGGCTTCCATGTCCGGCTCCCGAGAGGCGGCGGCTGCCGCATTCCGTTCCCTCCCATCAAAATAGAGTGAGCTGGCCGGTTTTCGTTTCCGCCAGCGGTTGAGATTGTTCCGGCGGCGCGGCAGGCGCCGGCGGCTCTGCCGGTACCTGCTCTGCCGCGTTCCGAAACAGGAGATCCATTTGCGCCCCGATGCGGCGGTAGTGCCAGACATCGCGGAAATACATCGGTGTGTACCAGACCTGCGGACCGTCCTTTGGCAGCAGACCGCGGGCGTCATAGCTGACGGACGGGCGCAGGAGCGAGTCGTCAATGACAACATAGCCGGGGCAGCCGAGCAAGCTAAGTTGGATGTAGCACATACACCCAGCGAGAAAATCTATGTCCTGCGCCACGAACAGCACCGAGGTCTGATAGTTGATATGCTGTCTCCGGCACTCATTGGCGAATGCGAGCAGCAGCGCACCGGCTCCGCAGGCGGGGTCGTTCACGGACACCCAGCCCTGCTTTTCTATCCGCGCCGTCATATCAGGCGCATAGGTCATCGCGGACATCGCCCTGCAGACACTGTACGGAGTGAAGAACTGTCCTTTCCATTCGTTTCCGAGGCCGAGTGCCATAAAAAGCTCACCGAGGAAGTCCTGCTCGGGATCACGCTCCAATTCGGCTACGACCTCAAGCAACATATCTGCAAAGACTTCCAGCTCCTTAGCGGAATACTTCTCTGCGCGGCTGCGGTACATTTCTTCCCTGGCCTTGGCCTGCGGGCCTCCCATCGTGTTGGCGATTGCGATGGCCGACATGATGATGAAGTCCTGCCAGATGTCCCAGCGGGAATACTTCCCACTCAGCCCTTCTATGAAGCGGACGATATTCTTCTGACTTTCCCCTCTGACGTGCCGCAGGGCGTTTCCCATGACTTAGCCCTCCTTGTCCGCTGCTTTCAGTTCTGCAGCTTCGCGCAGCTGCGGAGCGACTGACTTAACGGCGGCTTGATACCCGGCGTCATACCCGCGTTTCCACACGCGGCTGAGGTAGGCCGCAAGCGTCGCCTTGTCCATGTGCTTGATTGTCTTGTAATCCTCGCGGCGCATCTGACCGGCAAGCTGCAGGTCGTGCGCGGTATGCTTATTGGCATTTACGGTCGGCATCAATCTTCACCGCCTTCCGTGTCGTCAGGCTCGTCGGTAGGGAGAACCTCGCGGCCATCGGAGCCGTTATACGGACCGACGACACCCAGCTCCTCCAGTGCGTCAATCAGACGCGCAGCCTTTGCGTAGCCAACGCTCATACGGCGTTGCAACAGCCCCACAGTCGCTTTATTCTCTGCCCGAACAATGGTAATGGCCTGCTGAATGTCGGGGTCGTCCAGGTCAACATCGGGGCCATCCTCGCCCTGCATATCCCCCTCGTCCTCCGGCTCCTCGTCGGTATCGCCAGCCTCGTCCTCGTCAATGACCGGCATGAGGCCGCTGCGCAATGCGTTCTTTTCCAGCACATCGCGGAAGAAATACTGCTGCCAGTAGGTAATCATCTTCACCAGAATGGACTCGATCTTGGTGCGGAGCGTCTTGCTGATGGTAAAGGTGCCGCCCGTTACCTTCGTGTCCAGACCGCCGTCCTCGAAGATCCAGGACATGGAGGCGTCGGGGCTGCGGTAGCCGACCTCCTCGACGTTCTCCAGCATGGAAATCTGCGCGTCCATGCCCTGTACGGGCTTGATGGTAAAGATGATGGGGTATCTGTCTTTTTCAAAGCGATAGACGAGATCGTGCTCATCGCACAGGCCCTGCATCTTCTTCTTTTGGGCTTCATACATGGAAATTTCGCTCATGGTGGTAACTCCTTTCAATTCAGTTGAGCAGGAGCAGCGTGCCATTCCACGCCGTCTGCACTTGATATTTCTCCAAGTCGGCCTCCGTCACATACTTGCGGCCGAAGTGGTCTTTCATGGTCTTCCAGATGTCCCAGGGGACGCAATAGACCATGCCGGAGCTGAAACCGGCGATGACAAAGCAGCGAGCGCCGAGCGCCTGATGCCTGTCCATATAGTCCTGCTGGCTCTGGAGGACGCGGCTCTGCTCCATTCGGTCGGCGGCGGTGAATTTCGCCTCGAACATGACCGTCCTGCCGCCCTTGATGGTGCCTTTATAGTCCGGCTGTGCCTGCTTTTCGTAGTAGGCGATGAACTTGCCATTGCCGAGATTTTTCGTGGGGTGCATCGGCTCCGGCGTCTTTTCGATGATCGCAAAGCCTTTCTGTGCGTAGTAGGCAAAGGAATCGTCGATGCGGCTCTCAAACTGCTTACCGCGGGCTTTTGCGATCTTGCCGAGCAGCTGGCGCTTCGGGTCTTTCTTCACAGTCATGAGAGATACCCTCCCAGCCATAGCCCGCCGGCGAGCATTCCCAGCCCGATGCAACCTTGCCGGAGTATCTGGCTCATGGGGATAAGGTCGCAATCGCTGGCACCGGCAGTTCCGAGGACCAGGAGGAAGCCGAGCGCGGCGATGATGCCGCAGGCTTGCCGAAATCTCTTTCGCGTCATGCTCGTTACCTCCAGATGTATTCGCGGCAGAAGATGTGATCTCCGATCTGCCCCCATACGCGGTCATTCTCTCCATTGCGGGAGAAGAAAACCACGTCGGCGTCAAGGATCGTGTCTCCATACAGAGCGCCGTTGATGGCGTCATACTGCGCTTGCGTCGGCGTCGCGGTGCTGACCGCGTAGATGGTGGAGAACTGGGGAACATCGCCGTTCTCTCCTTGGTGCAGCACATCGTGTACTGTGTCCGGGAAAGCGGAGTGCAGCACGCGGTTGAAAACGACTTCGACAACGGCCTGCTGCCCCTCGGCGCTCTGATTGCCGGCTTCGAGGAATACGACCGCAGCCAGCTCTGCCAGCTCCTCGTCAGTCATTTCGATGTTGACATACCGAGCTGCACGGGCGGGACGATCTTCGGCCCAGGTAACTTGCTCAGCCTCGGTCTTTTCTACCTCTAAAAGCCTGACAGGTGCTGTCGTTGCTGGGTTTTCTAACTTGCCGGTCATTTGTGCTGACGCTGCGGTTTCCTCGCTGACACTAATGCGGAGAGCTACGATGCAGGCTAAAACTGCGAGCAGGCAGATAAGCGGCGCCGGCGAAGCCCTCCTTTTTCTTCTTCGTTTCATGTTTTCCCTCCTATCTGCTTCATGCCCGGCCCGACCGCTTTGCGCGGCCCGCTGTTGAGCGCGCTTGTCTGCCGGATGATCGTTTCATATGCGGACTTGAAACCGTCGTAGTTGTAATATTCGTATGTCTTTACGGTGCCGTCGCCAAAGGTGCGCTCTCCTGTTGCAATCAACCGAGAGGGGCCACCCATAGCCTCAATGACGCGCCTGATATCCGTTCCCTCCGGCAATCTTGCCACAGCCTCCTCCGGCGTTTTCCCAAGGCCCATATCGAGCTTGAGGTAATTCCACGCCTGGTCAATCCGCGCCCTCACTTCGGCCTGCACCTTTTCGGCTTTTTCCTTGAATTCTGCGATAGTCGGCGGGAATTTACACTCGCGCACCAACTTTACAACAGCCTGCTGCCCCGTCCAGAAGTCGATCTCCGGCAAGCAGGTCACCCACAGATTGATGGTAGGGCCGAGCTTTGCGATGCCGCCCTTGAAAACCTCTGCATTCGGATAGGCAAGGAGCATCACGGCGAATATCTCGCTCATTTCCTTGTGCGTCATAGGCTTTCCTCGCTGGCGTACATCTGGTGGAGCTGCTGCAGGTCGTCCATAGCGCTCCCGCTGGTGCTCGGTCGGCTGCCGTTGCCGCCACGGATGCCCCAGCGTTCACGGCTGCACTTCCGAATAACAAGATTCCAGTCGCGCCACTTGTTCTTGTTGCCGTGCATTTGAGCAGACTCGTCTATGTAGTCGATGCAGCGCGTCAACTCTTCTTCGCCGAGGTCGTCGATCAGCCGGGCGTATTCCTCTTCGGTGAGCCGCACCCATCCATGCGCGCCGTGCTTATGGCGGGGGACCTCGGGGTGGCCATCTTCTGCAGCGTTATACTGCGCCGTTACGGTAGAGCGCTCGTTGTAGCGCGCTGCCAGGTACTCGCGGAAACGATCGTTCTTGACCTTGCGAATCTCGCCCAGCAGCGGCTTGTTGAGCTTTTCGGACGTCGACCAGTTGTATCGACACCAGTTAAGGATCAGCAGCTCCTTGGTCTGCGCGCTGTACCGAATGACATTGTGCGCGCTATCCAGGCGTTTCAGCAGGCGTTCCACGGAATCGTTGTTGTACCCTGTCTCGTTGGCAATTTGCTTGATGCTGACCTCGTAACAGCCGCAGAGATTGGTGTGCGGATTGGTCATGCAGTAGAGATAGATGTACCGATCCTCGGGCGTAAAGTCATCGACGACCTTGCTGTCCGTCCAAAAGTCCATGCTGATATTCCGATAGCTCGCCATAGTGTTCACCTCCTTCGGTGGGCTGTCGCCCGGTTGCCCGGGCGACCGTTTCAGAATGGCAGCTCTCCATCATCCTCGCCGACTTCACTAAAGTCACCGTAGTCAGAGGCAGGATATCCACCAGGAGCAGTGCCGCCATAAGAGGCGCCCGGCGCACCGTAGCCCTGGCTCTGCTGAGGATATCCGCCCTGCGGCGCGTAACCGCCCTGCTGATAGCTGCCTCCGTCACCGTCGCGTTTGGAATCCCCAAAGTAAACATTGTCGGCTACAATCTCGGCGGATCGGCGCTTGTTGCCGTTGCTGTCCTGCCAGTCGCGGATCTGCAGCCGCCCCTCGACGACCGCCATGCGTCCCTTGCTGAAATATTTGCAGACGAATTCAGCGGTAGTTCGCCAGGCAACGATGTCGATGAAATCCGTTTCCTTTTCCCCGGACTGGCTTTTGAAATCGCGGTCGCAGGCAACGGAGAAGCTGGTAACAGAAAGGCCGGACTGCGTACGCCGCAATTCTGGGTCGCGGGTCAATCGACCCATGACGATGATCTTATTCAGCATCGGCCGTAGCCTCCGGCTCGTCAGCGTTTCGCAGCACCAACATCTTCATGCGGTACAGCGCACTGCGCGCCTGCTGAATGGCATCGAGAACTCTTTCGACATTGTAGCTGTTCTCACCCTTGATGGTCGCTTCCAGCACATCGCGCTCAGTTTCAGCGCGGATCAGCTCCTCGTAGCGATCCTGCGGAACGAGGACAAAGCCGGGGTCAAGCATCAGATCAGCGACCAGCTCAGCGGGGGTCTTTTTGGTATCTTCCATAACGATCTCCTTTCGTTTCTTTCTCAATGATTTCGATGGCCTTGCGGCACTGGCCGACATCAAACATTCCGATGTGAGTCTTCTCCACGGGCAAGCCCATCTTCTGGGCAAGCCACGCATAGGCCGCGTTGCGATGGCCGCGAAAGCGGCCATACTTCCACAGAGGGTCAAATACGGCGTGTGCAGCCTTTTTCCAGTTCCGCAGTTCCGCATTGGCAAGGCGGCCGAGGGGCTTGTCCGTCCCCTTATGCACACCGACGTATGCCATGCAGTTCCGACAGAGATAAATTTTGCCGTAGCTCTTGCCGTAGATGACCTTGCTGTCGACATACTCAGTCTCTCGACCGCAGTAGTCACAATAAACTTTCCTCACGGATGCCATTCCTCCTTGTATCTGGCAATCTGCTCGGGAGTGTCGGTTTCGATGCCGACCTCCTGGCACTCGGAAATGATGCCGTCCAGAAAGACACTCATTTCTTTCGTGGAATATTCGCTGGTGCCTTTG